TGCCCAGGGCATCTATGCCTCTTGAATGTCTTCCCACAGGATTTCGTAGCGAAGGTCCACGGCCAGCCGAGGACCCCTGTACAACCTGACCCTGGCACCGATGCTCTCTACGCCGGTTCGTTCGGCATCGACTTCCATTCGAGACGCGATGCGACGATCGATGAACGGCTGGATGGCGGTGCGGATGTATTGCTCGACCCTGACGACGGTAGGGCCATGCTCAGATCCTGGACCCTCGATCTTCGAGCGCCTGAGCAGCCACAGCTTGCACCCGATGGGCCAGCCGTTCCAGATCTGTTCGGCGTCGAGGTCTCCCCACCATCCAGCCCTGTCATTGCTGTCTGGGTCAGGCAGGATGTCCTCCTTGCTGGCCAGGGCATCGGTACCGAGGGCCACGATGACCGCGGTGGCGAGCTGCTGGTCCGTGTCCAGCGTCCCATCATCCAGCAAGTTCCAGTCGAGAGTGACCGAATACTTTGGAAACGCGAGGTTTTGAACCAGCCGGATGTCAGGCATTGGTTTTAATCCGGGTCAGACTTCTGCTGTATCGGACTGGTCGACCAGCACCCACTGGCATCCACAAATATGGCATTGTTGCCGTGCTTGATGTGAGTGTGATTGGCATCTGCCTTAAAGGAATTCTCCTTGCTGCCATGGTAGCCTATGACCGAATCATCGCTGATGATCACCGTTCCCTTGCCGCGGGTGATGGTGACTGCCTTCTCAGTGATGTCGATGAAGGTCTTCGACTCCTCCTTGTGCAGCGACTTCTGACCCTTGTCCTGCTGCTGACTGCCCTGACCACCCTGACTGCCCTGGCTGCCCTGACCAGTCTCAGCCAGAGCTTGAGCACCAGCTCCTCCGCCACCCTGGCCCTGTTGCTGCTGCTTCTCATTCTTGTTCTTCACCAGTTGAAACCTGATCTTCTTCTTCTCATTGCCGGACATGATCATGCCGTCTTTTTGGATCAGGAACTGCTGGCCCCATTCCTTCGAGCCATACATGGCGCTGTCACCTGGATCCAATTCCTTGAGGCGATGGCGCCTGTCATCCATGATAGAGCACACTGGAAACGAACGGTTGCCCCCCATGAAGCTGACGAAGCCCTCGGCACCGTCGGTGATCTGACCGTCCTGACCCTTATCGGCTGGATTCACCACCGAGGTGAAGCCATAGTTCTGAGGGGCCTCGACCTTCTCTCTAGTCTCGCCCTTCATGAAGTTGCCGCCCATCTCCTGCATCTGCTTCTTATCGTCGGCCTGGTCAACAATGGTGCGAGCACCCCCGGCGACGTAGCTTCGATAGGCCGATCTACGCGGCGTGGCTCGATGCATTTCTATTCTCTCCCGAGGGGTGGCAGTTGACTTGGAGGCAAGATCAATTCATTGGGTGGAGGTATTGTGGCAGGAGGAGGTTCTGGAGGACCTGACTCTGGCTGAGTCAGTGGCTCTGGAGGTCGGCTGTCAGGGTCTTGAAGGACACCCTGCTGCCCAACGTTGAAGTCTGACTTGCCATTCAGCAGCCACGGAGCCTTCAGATCGAGAGTCGTCAGTGTTCCAGAATTACTGTCCTGAGTAAACGTTGCAACTTCAATCTTCAATTCCTGGTTCAGCATCGCCATGGGAGACTTGACCATGACGTGATCCCCAGCTCTCCACAGCTGTCCAGCGGGACCGGGATCGGCAAAGCCTCCCCCTCCCCTGAACCATCCCTGCACTACCACGGTGGCAGAGACCTCCTGACCCTCCGTCCACTGACGCTCGTATTCTGCCCTCCTCTGAACCTCGGCCTTATCCCAAACCGGCTGACCAGCAACCGTCAACAAGGGACTGTACCTGGCAGCCGTACTCTTGACCTGGCCCTCCTGCTCACTGGCCGTAGGTCCAGAGTGCCCATCAGTGGCAGCTGTCTGGCCCCTGACGACCAGGTCAGAATAGATGTGCTGGACATCAATCGTACACTGCATCTTCAAGATGTTATAGCCCTCGACCAGGTCCATGACTATGGGCTTGGTGTGCTTGCCGATCAGCAGAAAGGCTCCCTCTTCGTCACTCCCCAAGATGATGCCGCGAGGCCTCGCCCACTCTTCCAAGACATCCCAAACTCTCTGACCTGGGTTGACTTGAAGGCGAGGAAACGGAGTTGCATCAAGAGTTCCAATTGTCTTCACTATCACTCCAAATGGAGCAAGAATCTTTCTGGCCGCCTGCTCAAAGGTCATTCCACTAAAGTCGCCCTTCTTGTCGAGAACACTGCCGCGAGCGGCATACCAGCTCAGTCCTCTACCCATCAACAGCACGCCGTGACTGTTGGCATCGTAGGCAGTCTGACGCGTGGTGATCAGACCCGAGGCCGCCAGCTGTCCGCCGAGATAGACCGAGCAGGGGTCTCTCGGCTTGAACTGAAGCCGCTGCCACAGAGTTGGTATTGGATCACGTTCAGCAGCGGTAAAGCGAAACAGGACGCTATCTTCAGTCCACCGCTGCTGAACCCACACACTCTCCCAATCATAGAACACTTGATCGCGAACCACGAGAGTTGCTACTTCAGTAAATCGCGGCATGGTTAGAACGACAGAGCCAGTCCCTCATTCCTCATGAAGGCTGGGTGAACCACCTTGTTCTCGGCAATCAGATCATCTGAGCGAGAGGCATCGTCGTACAGCCTGTATGAAACCACCAGGGTCGGCAGGGGCTTCCCGAAACGAAACTTGATTAGCCTCGGGAGTGGTCTGGCAGTCTCTGCCAGGTGGTACATGACTGCCGCGTGAAGCTTGACCAATGCCATATACGTTGCCGAATCCTTGACGTCAGCGGCCAGGTTCTCGCTTATCGCGAATGCTTCGTTCATCTGATTGCGAACGGCATCAGCATCCTGGCGACTCCTGAACTCCATATCGGCAATGACTCTCGCCTCCTGGCTGAGGCAGAACTGAGCCAGGACAGCTTGGGTCAAGCCACCGCCAGGGGTCTCGGGCGTCTCTGACAGCACCGTCTTTCGAATGTTGTCGAACCTCATCAGGGACACCCCGGCCAACCTGGCCAGCCTGAAGCACTTGGCCATCGGCTCGCCAGCTTCGTCACTGGCAAAGAGGTCCGGCAATCTGATCAAGAAGTCTCCGATGGCGTAGCGTACCTCGGCACCCTGCCTGCCGTAGATCTTCACACTGCCAAGCAGCTCTGTCATGGCCCTCGTGGCTATCTCAGTTGACTCTTCGGCGTCTCGCTTCTGCATGGCGTTGGACCTACAGCTGGGCCGGAGGCAGTGTCAGCTCCTGCATTGGCCTCGATATCGACTCTGTGGCTCTTATGCCAAGTTGATCAGCCATCGACACCACGTTCTCGCGACTGGACTGCTGAGGTCGAGAACTGCGACCAAACTCTACGAAGGTCATGTCGAAGGAGCAATAGCCACCCAGCTTCTGCTCCTCGGTGACGCGATAGCGCTGAACCACGACCGAGAGTGGAGGAAGCAGAGGGAGCTGGAGCTGGCCGTCGCCCTCTCGCTCGAGTTCTCCGATCAAGATGTCCCTGGCAATCCTGTAATCGCGCCTGTACAGCGTCCCCTGATCGTCTCGTGGATACTGAATGACGTAGGCCCTCACCGAGAACTCGATTGCCCTGCGACCCATATCCTCGGAATAGGGGAGGTCGCGCTTGGGAAATTCGTGAACGACTATCCTCCTGCCGCTCTCCTTGCTGCCTACCTCTACGTGAAACTGCGCCTGCCTGAACGAGGCCGGCATCAGGGCCTTCCGCCAGGGATTGTCGATGTCCTTGATTTCCATTACGGTGCCCCAGCTCCAAAGTCAGACGTCTCACTGCTGACAGCATTAGTCATAGGATGATTGCGGTTTGTCTCTACACTCTTGAACAAGCCTCCTCCCTCAGCGCCAACCTTGGTACCGCGAGGAGCATTGACATCAACAGTGATCTTGCCGGTGCCATTGACGTTAACGGTATTAGCACCGCCAGCCTGATCTATATTCCGCCGCTCATCAAGGGCACGACGAGCAACGACTGCGTTTGGATTTTCCCACGTGGTGCCGACCCTGTTTCCCTGATTCCCCGAGATCATCTCGATCCGACCGGTCTCGGGGTCGACTCGTCCGGTGGCCATGCCGACGTGGGCCCCCGTCTGGCCGAACCTCCTGCCCTGGGTGCGAACCAGAACGTCGCCCCGCTGAACGTCGCCTGTCACGCCCTGCCCCCATCGCAGGAAGCTGCTCGCCACCGCGCTTCCGCTTCCCTTGATGCCAGATTGCTGCAGGCTCGAATTCACGAAGGCCGCACACCAGGCCACTCGGGACGGGTCCATCCCTGCCCCACCGGTGCGCAGATACTGTTGAATGTCGTCGCGGTCTCGTTTCTCGTGGAGGCCAAGCTGCGTCATAGCCTTATCAACAGCGGAGCCTGGAGTACCAGGAGTCGCCGTGGTTACAGCACGCCGTCCAGTACCCTCCGCAGTCGGAATACCCTGACGAGCGATCGCACTTCGCTGCTCTGGTGTCGGCACAGCATCAACTGGAACGCCAGTTGCCTTTGATACATTCTTTGCCCAGTTAGGATCACCCGCAGCCCACCTGTTGCCTATCTGCCCGAGGTTGAGTCCCGCGTAACCCTTGGTACCTAGCAGACCTTCTGCCGCCTTGAAGCCAGTCTCGCGATCCGGAAAGACAGCAAAGCCACCGGCATCAGCTCCTGTAGCACCCATCGACTTGGCAAATGGTCCAAACTTGATGTTGCCAGGGTTATTATTGCGATCACTTCTTGTCTGACCTTCGCCACCACCGCCACCGATGTTGATGTTACCGGCACCACCAATTCCACCTTCTCCAACTCCTCCTCCAGGAGATAGGAGCGACGCAATTCTACTTGCACCGGCACCGGCACCGGCACCGGCACCTGCACCGGCACCAGCACCCACTCCGGCACCTTCAGGAACTTTGATTGGATTGGTTCCATACAATATGATCGAGTAAAAATCATTGAGCTTGGTGATCTGCTCTGTCAACCTTCTGGTCTGATCAACGAGTTCCTGGCTGGTGTCTAGCCCTCGGCGATCCTCGATGTTGGTGGATCGCCTCATCTGGTCATATCCTCTACCCAACAGCGGAGTAGCACCGCCCATAGGGAGTTGGCCTCCAGGCTTGAGAGTTCCAGCCGGAGGAATGCCCCAGAGATTTTCCCAAAAGGTTCCGCCCTTCATTCCCTCTTCAATAGGAACCTCCGGAATGCCAAGCTCCTTAGCTGTCTTCGGCTTCCCCAGCATCATCGTAACTATCTTCTCGACGGTGGCCGCGAATTTTTCACTGGACTCAAGATCAACCTTGCTGACCAGAAAGGCTCCCCACAGATTCGAAATTCTCTGCCAGGATTGGGCTGTTCGCTCGGTGATGGCTTGATACTCCCTAGCCTTCTCGTTGAGAGCCTCCTGAAGCCTGATCTGATCCTCTGTCGTCTTTGTCAGATTGCTTCGAACGTTCTCCAGGCCAGTCGTCTTGAAGATGTCCAGCCACTGTCGCTGAGCCTGTGCGCCACGCTCAGGAGTTGGGGCATTCTTTTTTATCTCCTCCCCTATTTCCCTGACTCTATTCAGGAAGCCTTCTACGTCACCAGACTTGGCGATCTGCTGGAGCTCGAGCATCCGCTCCCGCATCGCCCCCTGAGCCGCGAGAGGAGTTTGTATGAGTACCTCGTGTTGGAACTGACGAAAGTTTCTGCCCAGGCGAGCCATCGACTCAGAGGCACCAGACATGATGCTGGTGGTTTGCTCCACGCTGAGTCCGCTCTGTCTCAACTGGTCAGAAATGTTCTTGAGAACTCCGATCCTGATACCGGTCTGATTGGCGAGTTGGTTCCACTTGTTCATCTCGCCACTGAACGCACCCATCTTTTCATTGGCGTAATTGAAGGCGAGCCCCAGGGCCCCAACTGCACCTCCGACTAGACCGAAGCCGCGAACGACTGTGCCCAGTATGGTACTGGCTCCCGTCAGACCAGAGACCAGCGGCGTGATGCTTCCCCTGGAGAGGGCGTCCAGGTGGCGCTTGAGTCCCTCTATTCGCTGAACGACGTTGGCGCTTCCAAGTTCCTCGAGGCCGCGTTTGCCCTTCTCTCCAGCGTCGGCGATGTTCTTGCCTTCGCCGCTGATCTTGGAGAACTCTCCGCGCAGCTTGGCTACGCCCGGCGACGCGTTGTCGATCAGGCTTACGACGAGATTGAGTTCTTCGCGCTCAGCCATCGTCCTCTCTGTCTGCCCTCTCTTGTGCCATTATCTTGCTGAGCTGTGACAGGCGATGCCTGTGAAGCTCAACGTCGCTCAGTGGCATTGCCAGAAACACTTCGGGATTTTGCTTGAAGTGAAACGCCAGACGATAGCAATCGACGACGGAGTCGTCTACGTTAGAGCCAGCCT